TATAAACAAATCCTTCAGTAATTCCGGGAGGTACGTTTATTTCAATATTTTCAAAGTTTTCTTTTATTCCTCTAGCTCCACAACTATTACAAATTTCATTTATTATTTTTCCTGCACCATTACAAATATTGCAATGGTTCGAAGTTTGAATTCTACCAAAAGGAGTTTGTACAACATTAATAACACTTCCTTGTCCGTTACAATTATTACATGTTTTCAAAGAAATACCTTCTTTAGAACCATTTCCTTTGCAAGATGAACAACAAACATTTCTATTATATTTAATTGTTTTTCTAGAACCATGTACAACTTCCTCTAAAGAAAAAGACAATTTGATTCTTAAGTCAGAACCTTTTTGGTTTTGTTGTTGAGGTCTCTGATTATTATTTCTAAAATTAAAGAAATCAGAGAAAAAATCGAAGTTTGAAAAACCTTGGTTGAAATTTGAAAAATTCCCAAAACCAGAACCTCTATTATCGTATTGTTTTCTTTTTTCTGGTTCGCTTAAAACAGAATAAGCCTCGTTAATTTTTTTAAATTTTTCTTCGGCTTCTTTATTGTTAGGGTTTAAATCAGGATGATATTTTTTACTTAAAGATCTATAAGCTTTTTTTATATCATCCTGACTGGCATCCTTAGTTAAACCCAATAATGTGTAAAAATCATCATTCATTATTTAATAAAAATAATAGAATGAACCGAGAAATAAAATATTAAATATTATCCTCTTTCTTTTTTCTCGTAACCTTTTTTTTGACAACATTTTTAACTTTGGTTTCTTTTTTTTCTTCTCTTTTAGAAATTAAAGTTCCTTTTTCTTTGTCAAAATCAATGATAATATCATCACCTTTTATAATTTTTTTGAGAAGTAATTCTTTAGACAAAGGAGTTTCAACAAATTTTGTTATAACTCTAAGAATAGGCCTTGCTCCATATTCGTCAGAATAACCTTCTTCACCAATAAAATCAATCATTTTATCTGTAAATTCAACATTTATTCCTTGAGAAATAACATTTTTTTCAAAGTTTCTTAAATGAATTTTTACGATATCTAATACATTATCTTGGGTCAATTTTTGGAATATAACAACATCATCAATTCTATTAAGCAACTCCGGTCTGAAATGTTTTTTTAATGCCTTTTCAATTATCCTTTGGTTTTCAAGATTATTTTTCAAAAGATCTGAATTGAATCCTACTGGTTTGTTTTCAGTAATTTCTTGCGTTCCAATATTTGATGTCATAATAACCACAGTATTTTTAAAATTAATTTCAACACCGTCTCCATCAGTCAATTTTCCTTCATCCAAAAGCTGTAATAAAATATTTATCACATCTTTATGACCCTTTTCTATTTCATCAAATAAAACAATACTATAAGGTTTATTTCTAACTTTTTCAGTCAATTGACCGCCATCACCATGACCAACATATCCCGGAGGAGCACCTATTAATTTTGATACACTATGTGGTTCCATATATTCACTCATGTCAATTCTAATTAGCGAATCTTCATCATTAAATAAATATTCAGATAGTGCTTTAGATAATTCTGTGTTGTGATGTACAATTCCATTTTCTGTTTGATATAAATGAGTTTCAGAATCAACGTGCATATCAAAAACAGTTTCAATTTCACCTGTTAAATTGTTGCTAATTACAGAAATTTTACTTTCATCTGCCTTTTCAACAAAATCTCCGATCAACAAATTAGAAACTAAACAACATTCATTCTTTTCTTTACGTATTTTGTGATTATCTGCAACTACACAGAAGCTTCCATCAGAAAATTTAATTTCACGAACTTGATCTTTTTTTGTGATCATACCTAAAACATTTATCCATTTACCAAATTCGTTTTTGACCATTATTTTAGATTTTTGAAAAATCTCTTTTTCTGGAATAAATTCTTGAGCTTCTAATTGAGAAACTGCTTCGAATATCTCTTCTATTTTTACTTTTAATTCAATCATTTTATTATTTTTTTATAAATTTTATGCATTTATCAATAGACTCTTTTATTGTATTTGTTGAATGTTTTGGTAATCTAATTCTAAGTACTTCAAAACCATTTTTTATTGCAAATTGTTCTTTAGCTATATCTTTTGACAAAGCTTCTTCATAACTTTTATTTGTGTACGCTTGTTTCCAATTTAAACGTTCATTTTCAAGAGCATTTGGATCCGGATGTACGTGAATACCGTCAAATTCTATTATTTTTTTTCTATCAAAAAAAGTGAGATCATACCAATACAAAGACATCGTTTCTTTGTCATATAGGTAAAATTCACTTTTTATATCTGAACCGTAAAATATGGTTTCAGTTTCAATTTCATCAGGTCCAATAATAGATAGAATTTCATCAATGTATTTTTTTGATATACCAGACGCATTCCACATATTTGAGTGAGTCTTAATATAATTTTCCCATTTTTCTGTAGCCAATTTTTCACCGTACTTAGAAACCATTTTATCTTTGGTTATACACTTGCTTTTTTCAAATTCATTTTTTTGTTCAAAAGTCATTTTACTATAAAGACTATTTTGCCACTTATCATTACGTTGATTGAATTTGATTAAACCTTCTTTCTCGCCATATTTTAATTTAAGTTTTTCAAGTGAAAAAGTTGATTGTCTTTCTTTTAATTTTATTTTTGCTTCTTCAATAGTGAATCCTTTTTCTATCCAATACTCAACATAGATATTTCTTTTTTTTTTGTAATTATTAAGATCATATTTTTTTAAATCTTGCATTACTTCAACCGCTTTTATGTTGTTAATTTTTTGAATTTTAAAAATTTCACTAACTGCCTCTTCGTGAGAATAACCCCTTTCTAACCAATATTTTTTATTAAAAAGTGTTTTACAATTAATATAATTTTTTACAAATATATTTCTGAATTTTTTTATACCTATTTCATTTTTTTCTGAAAGAGCAACTATAAGATTTTCTCTTTGTCCTTTTTCTAAATTATTTAAATTTTTGAAATTCTTAATCTCTTTACTTAAATATTTTTCAAACTCTTCTATTGATTCGATATTGAACAATACTTTTTTTCTACTTTTAATTATCATTTAGGAATACAGGGATACTAATTTTCCTATCCCTGTTAAACCTAAATAGTGTTAATTTTTGTTTTTTCTGTTTTCTAATATTTTATTTATTAAAATATCATCAGCCATTATTGTTATTTCTGTATTTTTTCCTAAACACTTACCAATACCAGTTGAACCAAGAAACAAAAAACTTGCAATAGGTTTTTTTGGATTACTCAATCCAGATCTTGATCGCTGAATAGATTCGGATATTTTTTCAATTGCTTCATCCTGTCCAATAACCCTTTTTTTCAACTCTTCACCCATTTTCATTAGACGAACACCTTCACTTTCTGTGATTTGAGTTACCGGAATTCCAATCATTTTTGAAACGACTCTCGCAATATCATGTTCTGTGACAGGAACCCTTTTGGTTTTTTGTTGATTTTGCCAGTTGTATTTAAAAATCTCTATTTCTTTTATTAAATCTCTCTCCTTGTCTCTGATCTTAGCAGCTTGCTCATATTTTTGAGATTTTATTACTTCGTTTTTTTCGTTCTTAAGATCATTCAATTTATTTTCAAGAACTTCTAATTCTACTGGTAAGTGGAGATTATCCAAATGTAATCTAGCACCTGCTTCATCAATAATATCGATCGCTTTATCTGGTAAAAATCTATTGGTAATATATCTAACAGAATAATCTACTGCAGATGTTATTGCTTCGGCATCAAAAGTAACATTATGAAAATCCTCATAAATTCCTTTAATGTTATTAAGAATAGTTTTAGTTTCTTCAATAGAGGGTTCCTCAATCATTACTTTTTGAAACCTTCTTTCCATAGCCCCATCTTTTTCAATCGATTTTTTATATTCTTCAATTGTTGTAGCACCTATAATTTGCATTGTACCTCTTGCAAGAGCAGGTTTTATAATATTAGAAACATCTAAAGATCCAGCAGAATTACCAGCACCAATTATGGTGTGTAATTCATCAATAAATAAAATAATGTTAGGATTATTTTCAATTTCATCCATAATTGCTTTCATCCTTTCCTCAAACTGACCTCTGTATTTTGTTCCGGCAACTATGAGTGAAATATCTAAGCTTACTATTCTTTTATCATGAAGAACAACACTAACCTTTTTATCAACTATTTTATTTGCAAGAGATTCTACAATCGCAGTTTTACCTACACCGGGTTGACCAACTAATACAGGATTATTCTTTTTCTTTCTACTTAAAATTTGAATAATTCTATCTACTTCATTTTCTCTTCCTACTGCAGGTTCAATTTTTCCAGAAGCAGCTAATTTTGTAATATCTTTTCCAAAATTATCTAACAGCGGAGTGTTTGATCTATTTTTTTTATTGTTATTCCCATCAGAAGGAAATAATAATTTAGAGTCATCCAAATCTTCTATAGCCATATTTTTTATTTTTAAATTTAAATTAATATTTTGAAATTTGTAGTTTAGTTGCCTGTGCTACCAAAACCACCTTCTCCTCTATCAGTAGTATTCAATTCATCAACCTCTTCAAAAATTACATTTGGAACAGGCATAATAATTATTTGAGCAATTCTATCACCTATTTGATATAATTTCCGAGGATTACCAAGTTCTTTCAATCTTACTTTAATCTCACCACGATAACCCGAATCTATTACACCAACACAATTAGCTTGAATTTGAGAAGTTTTACTTGCAGAGCTTCGAGGAAAAATAAATCCAGCATAACCATCAGGAATTTCAATCGCTAATCCAGTTCCATACTCAGTATAGAATCCATTGGGATCTACAGTTAAAGATAATGCAGTCAAATCCATTCCTGCATCACCCATTTTAGCATAACTTGGAATAATTGCGTTGGGGTCTAATTTTTTAATTTTGATTAACATATTATTTTATTTGGTTTATGATTTTAATTTTTTCTGGATGAATGATAAAACTTATTGTTCCATCATATTTTTTTTCAACTGTGGAACTGTAATTATCTTCGAATGTAGAAAATATCAAGTGTCCAGATTTTGAGAAAGCATCAAAATATACATTTTTCCTGAAATAAACATATTTAATTTTTATGTTTTTTGTTTCTCCATAAAATGTATAGATAATTTTTTGAAACTCGTTTTGTAGTATGTAATTAATTCTATTTAGCTTATCTCTATAAATTTTCGGATAAGTTTTTTCGTTCATAGAATTAAATTGATTAATTTATTTTGTTCATAAAAGTAATCTTCATAATCTATATCTACAACTTCTTGATTAAATTTTTTGAAAGCATTTTTAAGAATTATCATTTTTTGTATGATATTTTTTATGGAATTATTATCACACTTATCTTTTAAATCATATAAATCATTTACAGAAAAACTATCCCATAGTGAACGTAATTTTTTCATATACGCTTTATCATCCTCTTCATAATCAATTTTCTTCTTTATTTGATTTATGTAAACAGCTAAATCAATAATAAAAATTTCCTGATTATCCAGAACTTCACAAATAGCGGATCTTAAATCTGATTGATTAAATAAATCATCACCAAAATTCGAAAATTCATTTTCTGAAAAATTCAAATATAATTTGATTAAAATCTCTTTAGTTTTTTCCATTAATAAATATTTTTGACAAACATATTTAAAAATTATAAAATTTACATAAATACGATATATTTATTGTTATGAACAACAAAAAGTTAATAGCTGCCGGAATATTAGCCGTAGATAAGAATACAGGTGAAATTTTACTTATTAAAAGAAGCAATTTAGTACCCAACCCCAATAAATGGGCAGTTGTAGGAGGTAAAAAAGATCCAGAAGATGAAAATACTAGAGTGGCAGCGATAAGAGAATTTAAGGAAGAAGTTCAACCAGACACCTCTTATCAACTCAGCAAACTCCCATTCTTTATAAACGAAAATAAATACCTTAAATTTTACACTTACATAGGGTTTTTTGATAACAAGTTTGTACCCATCCTTAATGAAGAAAATACTGATTATGGGTGGTTTTCCTTAGATGAATTACCGGAAGATTTGTTACCAGCATGTAAATTGATGTTTGAAACAAGAGGCGATGACCTTAAAAAGATTATAAATAAAATGAAATAAAAAAAGGTGAACTATCAAAGTTCACCTTTATTATTTTAAAAATAATGTTTTATTACCTAGGGATCATTTTTATCATCCTGTCATAGTTCTCTTGAGCCTCTTCTTTGGTTTCATATGTTCCAAAATTAAAAACACGACCCTCAGGACTGATGTACTTAGCTTCAAAAACAATTTTTTCTTTGACACCACTAGAATTATCTGAAATGATGTTTTTTACCTTATCATCAGATGTTTTTTCAGGATTAAAAAGTCCAAGCTGTGCGTCTTTTTTGATAATCTGCATTTCAGGAGACACTATTTTAACGTTTGTTTTAACCATGTTTTCTCTACGACAATCTAAGGTATTGCCATTTTTAAATGTTATGTTGAAAACTTCGTTAGGATCATCTTTCATAATAAACTTATGCAAAAGTCCATACTTTTGATTTCTGGCATAATACCTTCCAGTATAAAATGATGTTGCCACCCATTTGTATTTTAACAACTTGTAATAGTCATTCTCATCTACTAAAGCTACCTGCCCATTTGATAATGGTAATTCTTTCATGTGTCTTATTGGTTTTTAATTATTTTTATAAATTCTTCTTTATTGATTTGTGGAAGACCCTTACCATTAAAAAGATCCAAGGTAGAAAATTGATTATTTACATCGACCAATACCAATCCATTTGTGTTTAACAAATCCCAAATTTTAACAAGTTGTTCAGGAGAGAAATCTTGATCTACTAAATTTTTCAATATTGGACTTTCCTCCGGCACATCAACAACAAATATTTCTAAAGTGTTGGAATCTGTTTTAATTGCCTTGTGACCATTCTTGTATAGAAAATGACTAACCGAATCAGTAAATTCTGATGTGGGAAATTGCATCATAAATGATTTCTGATCAGCATTTTTAATCCTACTGGCCTTGTATCCATTAGGACTGTTTTGATTGAAGCCGTAACTCATAGGAAAATTACTGCGTATAGCTCCAATTATTCTCTTATATCGAGACCTCAACAAATTTAATTTTGGATCATCATCTTGCTCTTCATCAAAATGATCGAAACTTTCTTTTATCTCTTTTTGTATCTCACCATCTATTTCAATGTCAGAGGGATCTAAAATAGATTTGTTTTTAATTATTAATTCATCATTTTCACCACCAACCTCAGTTATGTAATTGTATTTTTTAGTAAGTAAATCTATAATAAATTTTATTTTAGATGGGTCATTCAATTTAATACTGAAAACAGGATTGTCCTCAGATATTTTTCCACATAAATAACCATTTACATCTTCACGGTTCTGATAAAGATTTTCCTGTTTTAATATAAATTTGATTCTCTTGCCCATTTCTTTAACTTGAAAGATGGTGTCAGGAACAGAATCAACATTTTTATCCAATTTCTTAGACATGATGGTGTTTTTTGGAGTTTTTTGTATTTAAACGAAATACTCGTTTCCAAAGTTACAACTAATATATTTAATAGGATTTTCCTATAATCAAAATCTTTCTAAATCACTGATTTTGAATCTATTAGGTAATGAAGAATGGCTTCTTGGAGAAGTTAATTGATAGTAAATTTCTCCATCTTCGCTAACGGAAACTTTAGTAACTTGATATGGTCTTTTACTAGGTCCAAAAGATTTTACAAACACCAAATCATTTATCTTGAATGGAGAATGTTTCTCTAAAAAATTATCTATAAGATTTTTAAATTCGACTTTGTGTTCCATTTTATTAGATTTTATATGCCATGAAGTGTAAAGAATTTTTTGGTCTGGTTATGGCAACGTAAAAAACATTTTTTGATTCAAAATCTTCTTCATCATCAGGATCAAAAGAATATTTTTTCTTTTGTTCGTCTGTTAGGTTTTTTACGTTGTTAAATTCCAATAGATCTGGAGCAAAACAATTGACGACTACACAATTATCAAATTCCAACCCTTTAGATTTGTGTATAGTCAATAAAAATTTCCTACTTTCTCTATTAGATTCTATAAAATTAATAATATTTTCTACATTTCCAAAAACCGGCAAAACATAAGTTATTTTATTTTGTGTAGTTACACTTATATTACCTTTTTTTATCCCCTCTATCTCAGATTCAGAAAAATAATTTTTATAATTCATGGGATATTTCTTAACTAAAAACTCCCTTTCTATTTCTTTGATTACATTATTAGTTCTACACAAAATTACAATCTCACTGTAATTATCTATCATTTTCATGAAATTTTCAAATTTCATAATTTTTTTATTAACAACACCTTGTTCTGTTTTAGATGGTATAGCTTTTAATGTCGAATAATTATTTGAATTTTCTACAATTGAAATTGAACTTCTGAAATTTATACTAAGTGTCATTTCATCAACCTGTCTTCTTTTTTTCAACATATCCATTACCCTGAAAGCATTAGCACCACTATAACCAAAAATAGATTGACCTATATCTCCTATGAGTGTATAGTATTTTGCATTCAATTTTAGTAATATATCCATTTGAATTGCAGAGGTATCTTGAAATTCATCTATGAGAATATAATCATATTTATTCCTAAACATCACGAGCCATTTATTTTCCTTTAACAGATCCCTTATCTCAATCAACATATCTGAAAAATCTCTGGTTTTAGTTTCCTTTTTGAATTTATTATATTCATCTATAAAATTTGGTTTTTTACACTTAATGCCCTCTGCAGATTGTAATTTGAATGAAGTTATTTCAGCACTTATGTATTGTGCATTCTCATACATATCGTTTAATAATTCATAGAATTTAATTTTAAGCTCATTAGATGCACTCGGCTTAGGTCTATTTTTTTCTTTATACCAAGAAATAAATTCATATATCTCTACTACCTTTTTAAACTTTTTCATTTTTGACAACATTCCTTGGCAAAAAGCATGGATTGTAGTTATTTTAATTTCATCATTCTGAAGCCTTGATCTGAATTCTTCTACAGCAGATTTAGTGTAAGAGAAAAATAAAATTTTTGAAGGATCTACACCTTGTGAAATTAAATACCTTACTCTTTCGACTGCTGAAAAGGTTTTTCCCGAACCTGCGGTTGCTCTTAAAATAATATTTGATTTTATATTAGCATTGATAAATGATAATTGTTCCTCTGTATATTTGTTTTTAGTTTTTTCCATTATTATGAAGTTATAGAAAACTGTGAAATTCCTGCATCAGGATTGGCCTCAACCTGTTCTTTAATCAACCCGGAATTAGATTTGGTAACTTGTATAATGTTATTTACAAAATCTTTTATTTCTGTTCTATGAGTTATTATAAGAATATTTTTATATCTGTTACTTAAATAAGAAAAGACCTTTCCAATGTCTGCTGTCTTATCTTCATCAAGCGTACCAAAACCTTCATCTATAATCCTTAGACTTGGTTTCATCAAACAGCTTACAGAGTGTAATGCATCGGTAATTGCTATACTACCAACAAATTTCTGAGATCCAGAACCCATAGATAAAGGAAGCGAATCTATTTTGTCTGGACTGAAATAAAATATTTCTTGAACATCTCCATTGTTTTTAATGAACATATCAATTCTGAAGTTAACAATATTTGATAGAATTGAGTTGATTCTATAATTAACAATTGGAAGTTTCTTTTTAATTATCTGAGCTGGTATTCCATCTCTTGAAACAGCCTGTAAATAAACAGAATATTTAGCATATATTCTAACTGATTCTTTTATCTGATTTAATTTATCAATCAAGTTTTCGATATTGTTTTGATTAACTTTTATTGTACCGGAAAAATCTTTTATTTTATTATCAAGTTGATGAATAACAATCTTGTATTCTTTTATACTTTGTTTTAAAGCTTCAATTTTGTTATCAATTTTACTATTAGATGATATCTTGGTTTCGTTTGATTTTATTTTAGAAATTTGTTCTTTGAGGTCTTTATTTTTATCTTCAAAACTCTTCAATTTATTTTTTTGATCCTCCAAATCTCTGTTTTTATTTTTTACCTCCTCATTATGCAAGATGTCAGTTTCGGCTTGTTTCAATTTTTCTAAATTGACTTTCAATGAATCCATTTCATTTTTATCAGATTGTAATGATATTTTAAGAGAGTCTAACTTATTTTTTTGACCATCAAAATTTATATTATGAGTAGAAGCACTTTTTATCGAATTTATTTTTTCTTGTAATCCGTTTATTTCTGATGTGATTGAAGAAATCTTCACAATACATTCTTGCTCAACTTCTGGATTAGCTTGTTTAGTGGTTTGTTTACAAGTTGGGCACTTTTCTCCTCTAGAAACCTTTAGATCATTATCTAAATTTAATTTATCTTTTCGTTTAGAATCTAATTCATCTTCATATGGTTTTGATTCCTCAACAGTAAGTTTAGGATTTTCCTTAATCCATTTCTCAAATTCAAGATATAAATTTTTATTTTTTTGGAATCGTGTTTTTATAGACTCTATTTTATTTTCTAGGTCATTTGATTTTAATCCAGCAATTTCTTGAGGTGTTTCCTTAAGAAAGTTTTTAGATGTCCAATCAGATAATGAATTTATATTTTCAGAAAATTTATTAATTTCTGAATTATTTTTCTCTATTTTTTGTTCTACTTCAGTTATATTTTTTTCAGTAGTTTCTTCTAATTGCAATATTTTTTTTGTGAGTTCTAAAATTTCAGAATTGTGAATTTCTATCTGTTCATCATTTTCATCTTTATCCTTTTGTAGAGAGTCAAGATGTATTTTATCATTAGAATTTTTATCCTTCAATTCTTCAATCTGTTTTTCGATTTCAGATGGGTCTCCAAGTTGTTTTTGTACAGACTTTATTTGATTAAAAATTTTATTAGCGAATTCATATTTGATGTCAAAAACCTCCAAACCAAAAAACTTTCTTATCAAATCATTCTTTGGTTGTTGTTGTAAACTTAAATAATCATCTTTTCCACCTTGTGTCTGAAGTGATATTTTTGTAAAATCATCGAAAGTTCCTATACTATCAATTATTAGTTTTTTAAACTCTTTTTTCTCTTTAGCAGCACGATCAGAATCTTCATTGATCCAAATTTCTTCACCATCTTCATCGTGAGATAAATATTCATATTTGACAGAATATGCAGCTTTGGTTGTTCCATCTCTTTTGGATGAAACAGTTATACCTCTTTCAATTCTATATTTAATACCTGCTATTGTAATGTAAATTCTCACCCAAGACTTGTTAACACCTGTGTAAAGATTAACAACCTTGTGATTATCTCCTCCTCCCAAAATCTTTTCATATAATCCCCACACTAAAGCTTTTATTAAATTGGATTTTCCTGAGTAGTTTTTTCCAAATATACCGGTGATTCCATTTAATTTGTCAAAATCAAATTCATTTGTTTGTGCTGGATGAGAAAAAATATTAAAGGTTTCCATTTTATTCAAATCCCATTCAATACCCTTCTTATCATTCGATTCTAAATTTATTTTAGAATCAATTTCCTTGCTCAATTCAATAACATCCTGAATATTTTCGTAAGAATTTTGATTTAAATAATCAATCAAAAGCTTCTCAAAGCTTTCGGAATTTTCATAAGAAAAATCATCCTCATCTGATTCTAAAACCTTATCCTTGATAATGGGTTTAAATTCAACGGTTACATTTTCGCAGCCATGAATGTCTTTAATCCATTTTCTTACTTGTGACTTCTTTTCAACATTTTCGTTTTCAGCATCATCCTCAATCTCGATATAAACTCTAGTTTTTTTCTTATCTAAAGAAAACTTTAAATCCTGTAATCTTTCTTCAACAATTTCACCTTTAGTGATATTTAACTTACAATACCCATAATCATTTGGGATATGTTTTCTCTCAAATTCATTTGAATTTAAGTCCCAAATCAAATATCCTTTTTCAATTGACTCACCGAAATTTTGTTGAATTAAACTGCCGGAATAAGCTGCAGTATCTCCATTTTTTCTTTCAAATGATTGGTGTTCGTGTATATCACCGAGTATAACAATGTCAAAATTGTTAAAGGCTGTAATTTTCATTAATTCATCACCCTTCAGTTGATATCCATTGTCATTTACGCATCCATAAACAGGACCGTGGTAAAGAGCTATATATTTTTTGTTTTTTTCTTTTTCAGTTAAAGTTAATATCTCGTTATCTAATAAAGAATAAACACCATAAATAATATCTTCTTCAATTTCATATAAACCAGAATCCTTGAAAAAGTATACACCATTGCCATCCTTGGGAATTATCAATTCTGGATTTTCTTTTGTGACAATAAAACCATTCTCTAATAAATCAATTAATGGAGAAATTGCATCGCCCTGAGTTAAATCTTGTTGATTAAAATCGTGATTTCCAATAATCAAATCAACTGGTGCTATTTTGGATAAGGCCCTCAATAAATTACCGGCAATATCAATAGACGTTGGAGACATATTTATTTTCAGGTGAAAAATATCTCCAGCAACAACTATTCTTCTTGGTTGTTCATTTTTTAAATCTTTTATAAGTCTGTTAAATACAGTTTTATATTCTTGATGTCTTGAACCGAATCTAATATGTAGATCAGCTATGTGTGCAATTTTATTATTCATTTATTTTATTTTTTAACCTCTCAAATTCCCTCTTTGCAAAATCAGGATTTATATTTTTTAAATAACCTTTTTTTCTACCTTTCAATTTATCAACAAAAATATGATTAAAATCTATTTTTTTATGATTTCTTAGAATTTTAATCAATTCTTCTCTTCCATTTTGCTCATAATATTTTGCTATATCTCCTTTAATATCAACATAATAAACGTCTAAACCCAAACTTTCTAATTTAAAATATAGATTATATGCATCTTTTTTTGCGTCTTCATCTAAACAAATGACAATTTTAGATTTAAATTCTAAAAGCTTGGTCAGCAAAAGATCAGAAATAGTCTTACCCAATAAAGGAATAGCATTCAATATTGGAAACATATCAAATACACCTTCAACAAGATAAACTGGCAAATTAAAATTTATGTTTTTAACATTAAAAATTATATCTTGTTTATCAGGAAAATCAGGTTTTAAATATGTGGGTTTTATATTAGGTAAATAACTCCTTGCTTCATAATAATTTATTTTACCATCGACATTATAAGATGGAATTATAATTCTAAATTTTCTTGGACCGTCTTCGGTATAACCTATATTGTATTTTTTTATTGTTTCAAAATCAACTTTTCTAGATTGTAAATATTTTATTGCTTTTCTATAATTCAAACTACTATAAGTTTGAGAAAGTGGCTTAAAACCCTCCGGAAGTTCACAGATTAAATTTTGGTCTACAACAATTTTATTATTAGTAATGTTGTTGTTGTTTTGTAAATAATTTTTAGAGGATTTAGGAAAAATTAATTTTATTTTTTCATTCTCATCTTCTGTTCCAAAATCTTCTATAACTCTCTTAACAAAACCCTTATATTTACACTTCCAGCAATGAAAAATATTTAATTCTGAATTGTAGCCTAAATTAAATTTATCTATATCACTTCTACAATATGAACTTGGACAATTATATTCGAATTGTATGATATTATCGTATTCATCTTTTGGATCACCAAGGATCCTTTTCAGAATAGAATTAATGACAATATTATTTTCGCCAGAGACCATTTGAGCAAAAATAATAAAAAATTATAAATTATACTAATTGTTTTGAGTTTATTTTAGAACAAACATGTGCCATTCCAACCACCCAAGCATCCGCCATATCAAAATTTTCATCAATTAACTTATGAGTTGTTTTGCTATATTTCCATATAACTTTTGGCTCAGCTCTGTCTACTGCCTCCCAAATTAAATATTTTTTATTTGGATGTGATTTAGGAATTTTTAAGTCCGGAAAAACAATTCCCCTAGCAGCAGAAACGTTATAATAAGTAGGTTGAATACCGGTTTTCTGATACAAAAATAAACTTATCATTGAATTCATCTGAGTTAATTTTTGAATTGTATCTGCATTTGAAAATTTACCCTTAAATTTTTTCAAAGGTTCTTCAATGCTTATATCAGTAAATTTTATATCTTGGTAATCCTTGAAAAATTCTACAAAATCATCGTATTTTTCAAAAAGATTATGTTTAGGTTTAAATTTTTTATATGATAATTCATGAAGTTTGTAATTATCATTTTCTAAACCAAAAAGTGCAACACCTATTACAGAGGTAGAAATATCTAATGCTAAAATCATAAAATTAAAATAAAAATTAAATAAAAAAATTAAAGATTTATATCTATTTCAAAAGTGAATAAATCTAAAGCACCTTTATAAATTGGTTCTGAAAATTTTGCAACCGCAACTAATTCATTTAATTCATTATATAAACCAACCTCAGTAATTGAAACTTGTTGATTAGCTGCATAAGGATTGCTTGCTAATGCATTATCCCAAGTAGCGTTATTTGAAATATAAAATTGACCCAATAAACTATTACAAGTTGTTCTTAATTTAAAAACTGTATCTAAAGATGTGAAATCTAGTGAACATATAGGTTCTTCATCTCCATATATTGAAGTATCAGTAGTATCAAAATAAATATTGGTTGTTTCGCCACCTGAATTTGGACTGCCATCAGGTAGAAAACCAGATACCCAATCTATTGAATTTACTATATCTGTATGAGTAATTGCAATTAAACCTTTATCAAGAACAACAAAACCAACAGGAATATCATAATTATAATATGTTCCTCCACTAATATATAAAATTCCAGCTTCATTACTAGTAGTTGCTGCAAAAGCTTTATTTGTTACTATTACATCAAATGGTCCATCATAACCATCTGGGGCATATATTAATCCAGATTGATAATAATTTTTTATAATACTAGTAACTTGAACATTTCCAGAATAAGTAGGGTTTAAAGTATGGTCAAATTCATCAATTGTTATTGAATCTCCTACAGAAAAGTAATTACGATCTGGTAAAACTACAAAACCAACATCACCTGCGTCAAAATATGAATCATAATATCCTATTGCTTGACCCCTATAATCATTATATAACCCATCAACAAAAACAGATTTATTTATTCTATATCTTCTATCAGTATTTATTGAATCATTACTTAATTTTGTTTCTGCATATGAAGTTGCTGAAGGTCTATCTTGATATCTTCTATCTATGGGATTCCAAGATGTTACAGCGGAATTTGATATAATTTGTCCAATCTGATTTACACTTAATCCTGTATATGGCAAATTAACACTATCACTAAATAAATAAGTAATATTATCTCCTAGCAAAGGACTTCTTTCGCCATATTTGTCGGGTGTACTATCAGAATAAGTCGAAGAAAATAAAGTATAGAAATTAGCTGAACTACCAGTACCGGGTACATTTAATTTTATAGATCTAGCATCTATAAATTCAGTATAAGCAGTATTTGGTATTTTTATTAATAATATTTTATCAACATTTAATTGTTGTAATTCGGGATAAAAAAAAGATAAAGATGAATTTGTTGGAAATTTATCTTTATCAGTTGGTAAATTTAAAGAAACAAAATAATTACCTAAATTATTTGTTATACCAGTTCTATCACACAAACTTAAAGAAACACTATCTCCTGACAACGAAATTGGAATTTCGTTCTCTTCATTTATATAGAGAAAACCACTAACAGGACTTGTGAATTTAGGATCAATCATAATGTAATTCTAAATGACTTTCAATATCAAATAGAATTACATATCTATATCAATATTGAAAGTAACTAAATTTATATAGTTTTTTTCAACGTATTCCGAAAGTTTAGCAACAGCTATTAATTCATTCATTCTATTGTATAATCCAACTTCAGTTACATAAACTGGATCTAATGTAATTATACCTGTTTGAGAATTAATATTGTTGAGAGCACTAGTTCTATCCCAAGTAGAATTATTAGAGATCCAGAACTCAGTAGGCATTGCCAAACAAACTGCGGAAATTTTGAAAGATGTGTTAATATCGGTGTATTCCAAATAAGCTGCTGGATCATCATCAATATTTAATCCAGAAAAATAAACATTTGTTCTTCCAGAAGTATAGTTTAAGTCACCTGATCCGGGGCCACCAGTACCCTCTGTCCATACAATATTTTGTGTTATGGCAGTATGAGTTAAAACACAAATACCCATATCTAAATAACAAAAACCTACTGGAACATCGTAATTATAACCTGCAACTCCGTCTGGAAAATTAGTAGGAGGTGTTATAGAATAACTTCCTGATCTTGTATCAGTATTTAATCCGTTTGGCCTATTATTAGGATTCAATACAGAAGAAATTCCTCCACCTAAAACCTCTCTGTATGAAACAGCAGATGGTCTCTTCGTATAATCAGTTGGATCTGGTTCCCAAGTTGTATTAGCTGACATATTAGTTCTTACTCCAATTTCATTTGCAGTAAATCCAGTATAAGGAATATTTATATCATCACAAAATAAAAAACAAATATTATCACCTAACAGTTGATTTGTTTCGCCATATTTCAATGGTTTATCAGATGAATATGTTGAAGAATAAATCTTTACTCCATCAAAAGGTCCGGGTGCTGTACCACTTGTTGGTACAAAAAGAGTTATAGATCTTCCGTCTATAAATTCTGAATATTCAGTTGGGGGTATAGAACAAAAAACAATCTTTTCATTATTTAACTGATAAAGCTCTGGAAAATATTTTGCTATAGTTGAACTTGTACTTAAATCATCATCAGAAGTTGGGAGATTAAAAGAAACAAAATAATTTCCCTTATTATCTGCAACTGAATTTCTGTCACATTCAGTGAAAAATAATTCTTCATTTGAAACTATTTTATTATCTAATGTTTCAGCTTGAACTGTAAGCGATGAACTTACTAATTTTGTAAAACGTGGATCAATTGTACTCATTTCTTTTTTTTATTATTTTTTAAAGTGCTGCGGATGAACCAGTATCTGTTAAAGATCTTGGTGGATAACTAAAATTAACTTCAAATTGACCTATTTCTCCGGGCTTTATAGATTTTCCCATAGTCCCGTAGAAATTAAAGAATAATTTTTTCGTTCTTCCAAATCTATTATCAGGTATTACACTGGCACCCTCTTTTGTGGTATTAACAAAGTCATATATTGCATTCAATAAACCTTGATCTGCTTGAGTCATTGCGACCCATTGATTTACCGATACTGCATCATTTACATTGGCAGCAACAGCTTCTCCTTGTACGGTCGCTGTACTTAAACTTGGACCCAAAGTAACTTCAGATTGTAATTCTGAAAAATTATTTTCAGTCAATCTTGCTGATAAATCTTTGTTGACTATTGCTCTTCCCATTTTTTATTTACTTATAGTTGTTTTTTGAATTTAAAGTGCTGCGGATGAACCAGTATCTGTTAAAGATCTTGGTGGATAACTAAAATTAACTTCAAATTGACCTATTTCTCCGGGTTTTATGGACTTACCCATAGTACCATAAAAATTAAAGAATAGTTTTTTTGTTCTGCCAAATCTATTATCAGGTATGACACTTGCACCTTCTTTCGTGGTATTAACAAAGTCATATATTGCATTCAATAAACCTTGATCTGCTTGAGTCATAGCAACCCATTGATTTACCGATACTGCATCATTTACATTGGCAGCAATAGCTTCTCCTTGTACGGTCGCTGTACTTAAACTTGGTCCTAGTGTCACTTGAGATTGTAATTCTGAAAAATTATTTTCAGTCAATCTTGCTGATAAATCTTTGTTTACTAATGCTCTTGCCATTATTTATTGATTTATATTTTATTATTATTCTGCAGCTGTTGCACCTATATTTGTTTGTGCTACGTTTAAAGTAGGATTAACCAAGGGATTTAAACCTGTAGATACTTGTGTCGTTGGTGTTCCCTGAATTTGATTTGCTTTTTCAAATTGAAAAGTAATTTTATTATAATTACTTCCAGTTGAAGGGAAGAATATTCTTAATCTATAACCGGGAGCTGTTGCTGTAGGTTGTTTTAAAGGAATAATTAATTCATTATTATTGATGACATTTGGACCATAACTAGTTGGAGACACTACATAAACTCCATCATTAACCAAAGCACCATCAACAAATGTTTGTAATTGTTGAGTAGTTACAACTGGAAAAGTTGTTGGAGCAACATTTGAATTAAAATTAATACTTTGATATGTTGTTTTATACTCAACTGTTTCAATTGATTCTGCCGGAATTGTTGATGTAGTAGGACTAATCAAATTATCCAATGTTCTTCCCTTTGCACCAGTTACTGCATTTTCATTTTCGCCTGATAAATCTGGTATTTCTCCAGATAATAAAGGAAGTGGAAGAGTATAATTTACATCTGGATCACCCAATGAGAAACGTGTAATTTTTAATCTATCTACAGTAACTCCATTAGGAAGTTGAATATATCTGGGTTTTGACAAACTGTCAAATAGATATTGTCTTCCTAATTCAGTAAGATAGGCTCTTGCATAAACAGTTGTTGCACTTGGTATTAATCCCATTTTTTTACTTTTTTAAAAATCTATTATTAATTGAAAAGCTAAATATCTAGAATTAGCTTTTTTCAGTGGGTATGTAGGTTTACCAACAGCCACTGTATTGTTTTGATTATCTAGAATTGCTACTTCAGTTATATATGTATTTTCATCAACTAGTGAATCAAAAGTTTCATTATTTGAATCATTATATTGATAATTAGCTGCTATAACTGTTATGATTGTTTTATAAGTTGTTGTCAATACTTGGGCATCTATAGTACCAAAAAAGAAAGATTCGCCTCCAAAATTACAAATATCTCCATTAGAAGTATGTCCAGACCACATTACATAATTTCCACTTGTAGCACCAGAATTATAATCTTCTCTAGAAACAATAAATTGATGAGAATTTAAAGCTACTGGGTCAATTGTAGTATCTGGCACAACTAAAGTTGTGCAATCATAAATCCCCTGACCAGATAAAACAACCCAGTCAGTTGCTGGTACATTACCCGGTTTATAATCAAATGATTTATCTTGTTCGTTTACTAAAATTTTAACTCTCTGAGCATTCCAACCTGTACCATTTGCTAATTCTGTTGAATTCCTCATGTATGGAAAACTATTAGTCGGAAATTGAACAGATAAATATTGAGGGTTACCATTAATATCAACAGCTCCATCTATTTGCTTTATACTTCCACAATGAATCGGATAATCATAACCATAACCCGCTACACTTGCAGGATCAACTTCCATCAAATATGTAACAAAGTATGTTTTTCCAGATTCACACAAACCATTCACATCATTTGTAGTTAATGGTGGAGCTGGATTAGTAACAAGATTTACAATAGGTTCTGGTAAAGTATAAGATCTATTTCCTTTGTAAGACATAGCCATTAATAAATCCTGATCAGTAATTACAAATAATTGTAATTTATGATATACTCTACCAACAACTTTATTTGTTGATTGAATACCGTCTCTTAATTCTCTATATGTTGTTTTTGCTGCAGAATCATAAAAAGAATTCCCATATGAATCATATAATGTTAATCCATATTCTGTACCTTGTCCATTATTTGCAGGGAATCCATGCCACATCAATGTTGGCATATTCATTATTACTGATTTCTCTATCAACTGTTCTCCATAAGTTAATCCACTAAATTTATTGGTATAGTGAATCAATCCTAAAGCAGGATAACTTTCATCAAAACCCAAATAAGTCTTAGTTCCAGCATATTCTATTGAACCATATGATGAATAACCGGAAACTCCATCAATTGTAACATCCGTACCAGCAACATCGTATGGTCTTACAATATTCATGTTCCAAAATTTTGTTTGCTGAGTATATCCTGAACCAAAATATGATTCAACGGCATTATCTGGATAAATGAATAGTGGATATCTAGTTTTAGCACCACCTATATTTGGTATTGCTCTATCTAAATCAATATTTGTGTTTGTAATAGCCGAATAAACTTTATACCAAAGACCATTAAAAGGAGTTCCAGAATAAATTAAATCAGCTGAGGTATTTGGATTCAAAGCAGAAGCTGTTGGATATGCATCCGGAACCCATAATATGTATATATTATCACCTTCTTTAATTGTGTAACCAACAGGTGCTGTAATTTGAATATTATTTGTACCAAAAGTTGTTGTAGCCCCTTCAACACCAATACTTCTTGCCAAAATATGTTGATTATCATCCAAGAAATACCAGTTATTAGAGTATCCTGAAAACATACCATAAGTTGCAGTTTGTGCAGTCGCGAACTGTTTTACAGATTGAATTGTTTGGTTTGTTAATTCAATTGGATTTGTACCATCTAAATTGACGGGATCTATATTCGGATAATCTCCAACTGGGGCTAACACTCTATTATTTAAAATATCGTAAGTAGATAATCCGTTAACTCTATCCCTATCTATATTATAATCTATCTCTCTATCAGAAACTACAGCTTTAGAAAACTGTAATTGCCCCAAAGAAAGTAATCTTCGGCCAGCATCAGTTAGCTTAACATTAATATATGTCGTTGATTCTGGTGGTAAAAATGGCATTTTTTGTTTTTAAAGATATTTTTTTAATACTTAAAGTAAATAGATTTAGAAAAAAAAAATAAAATATTATAAAAGTTTTATTGTAAAAAATTTGAAAGTCTATTTATTTTAAAATTTAATTTAAAAACAAAGACATTAAATTAGTAAAATATGGTATTGCTTGAACCGGAAGATATTTTTGTGAGGAACACTTTATCAGTTCGAAGTGTTCCCGGACAGGATAAGCTGTACCAGAACACGAACACTGAATCTATTTTTACATTTGGAGATTTCAGAATAAGTAGAGATCTTAATCCAAATATTGTTGATGGTGATCCTAGATCACTAAGTTTTGATAGGTTACAAAGTTTAACCTCATTAACTTCTTCAAATTTTAATGCTGGAGAAGCAATTGGTTTAACTATAAATGATTTGAATTTGGATCTTTCAGATCCCAATTCTTATTCATACTTTGGTTCATATTATTCAAAACTAGCAAATACTATAAATAAAATCATAGACAATTTTCCATACGCCCTATTAGCTTATGATGGAAATGTTGGTGAAACTAATTTTATAACATTATCAAGTACACAATTAAGTTATACAGAAATAACAATTATCAGTTCTGCACTTACTAATCAAGGAAATATAATTTTTACTTCAGGAAATAGTTACAATGCATTGAGTTCTAATACCCTAACTTTATATGATAATTATGATAAATTTGAGATACAATTAAGTTCAACAACTTTAAATACTTCCCCTTCTTATCCAATTTTATCATATAATTTTAGTGCATTCTCAAATTATTATCATCTTAATTTTAAGGTTTCAGGTATTTTTACTGCGAACACAACTGATGCAATTTATATTAGACCATCAAAAAAAAGGTATTTTCAATATAAAAGAAGTCTTGATAATTTACAATACCAGTTATTAGAAGTTGGAAAATTTAGCGTTCCAAATCCAGAAAACGATAAATTTTTTGATAAATTGATAGAGTGGCCAAGAACTATTGATGGTTTTGCACCTGACAGTTATGGAACAAATTTCGATAATTATTTAGATGAAATTCTAAAATATGCTACTTTAACCGACCAATTAAAAACAAATTGGATGGTTAGAACAATTATACCGGAAAATTATTTAGAATTAGATTCTGATGGTCAAATATATAATAAATTCATCCAAACTTATGCTGAGGAATTCGATAAAATTAAAGGATATATAGATAACTTAGCTTTTTCACACTCAATTAATTATACTGAGTCTGAAACAGTATCAAATAAATTCATTGGTAGATTAACAGAATTATTAGGATGGAAACAACCGATTAATTTCACTGATACTGATTTTTTTGAATACTTAGGACAAGAAGATGATAGTAATAAAACATTAGAAGACTATAATTTAGATCTCTGGAGAAGAATCTTGACCAATATAAATTGGTTATACAAAAGAAAAGGTACTAGAGAAGCAATAATGTTTATTTTTAAAGTTATTGGAGCACCTGATTGTATGGTTAATTTTGATGAATTTGTTTATAAAATTCAAAGAAATGCAAACATAAGCCTTACTGATCAAACGACAAGTGGGTGGGATGGAACAACAGCTTTTATACCAGTACCAATTGGAAAAGTTAATGAAAACGGATACATCAATTTCGATGAAAGTTTTTTAGCTTTTCAAGAAGGTGGACCGGGTAGAGGAAATGGACAAGATTATATAAATCAATGGCAACCTGAATTCGATCCTATAAAAACAGTTGACAATGTTAAAGTTTATACTGGAGATCCAAATTATTATGGAACGGAAAATTTAGTCAATAGTAAAGAAGTTAGTATTGGATTAGATCCTGCTTCAGCTATAGAGTGCGATGTATTTGATTGGTACAAATTAGGTTTCTTTTATACCGGAAATACAAGTGTAAATTTACCTTCAGATTATAAATTAACAAATGAAGATTTGGTAGCACCTCCAGAAATTTCTGGATATACTATAAGTGAATGGTTGAATTTTGTATATAATAATAGTATAGACGTAAAAAATAGAAAAACTTATTTTGATCCTCATCATAATTTCTTTTATCCAAATTTGCGAAAAATATATTTGACTTATTATTATTGGAATGTGACAGCACCATCTTATGAAATTTCTAGTCAAGTAACTTTTAGAAAATTAGAGCAATTTATAAGATTTGTTGAATCTAAGATATTTGTTTATTTTGAACAAATAATACCTGCAACAACCATTTTTGAAGGTGTTTCAACAATTTATAGAAATACAGTATTTAATAGACAAAAATTTGTATATCCAAAAGGAATAAATGATGGTTCAGAATTTCAAACAAAACTACCAGCACAATTTTACAATCAAATAAATGGTGCAGTAGTAACTTCTAGCGTTAACAATATTTTCAAAGCAAATATTGTTGGTGCTTTCGTATCGTCTAATTTAAAAAATAGCATTAACTTAAATATGAATGTTGTTCAAGCAATAGGAACTGTTTCAACACCATTGCAAATGACAGTAAATGCTGTATCAGTGACATCAAATATATTAAGTGCTGTCACACTAAACACACAAAAAGTTGGTTTTTTTGGAACACCCATAATATTCCCACTATCTGGAATTCCGTTTGGAACTCCTCCTCCGATACCTCAATTATATACAGGTAACACAGGTTCCGGTGGATCAGTAGGACCTTCTCCAGTAGTTCCACCTTCAGAATAAAAAAAATAAATAAATGCCATCAGGAATATTTACAAATTTATCACAAACAACAGGTAATCAAGACACATCTTCTCAAGTCTTAACATCTAATGCATCAGGTTATTTTAATCAGATTTCTTTGGGTAGTTGTTTTACATATTTATATCCTGTTTATAAAATAGAGGGAGCTACTTTAGATTATTATGGAGAAGATTATAATTCAATTAGTTACGATATAACAAACGGAAAAATATATACTTTATTTTTTTCAGGTGAATCAACAACATCTGTAATTGATTATACGGGAAATACAACTATTTCTCATGATTTATATAGATTACCATTTACAGCGTATACAATATATTATAATAATCCTCAAACTGAAGAAGTTGGTGACATAGAAAGTTTCTTCGAAAATAAATTAGTGTCAGTTGTTGAAAGTGTTTCTGCATTAACAATTTTTAATAGTGCTTATACATATAGCTTTCCGACACTTTACAAAGATGTAGGACAATATACTCAACCTATATTCAATGATAAAGATCAGTTTTTATTAGATACTGTTTTTACTTTTGAGAGCAGTAACGACTTAACTTTAGGAGATGCATATTATTATGATTCTCTTAACAATACTCCTGTATTTTTATATATGGAACCTAGTGCAACAACCATTTATAGTTCAAATATAGGTCCATTTGAAATAACAGGAGATACTCCATTTACAGGAATTACAATCAATGGTGCATTTTTCACTTATTTTGTTCCTCCTAAAAAGCCAAATTTAAATGTATCTGGTGGAAGACAATTAATAGCAGTTCAAGGTGTTCAAAACAACTTAAGCCCGACCTTCAATTTTTCAAATGTTGATGATGGTGATTATTATCAATTGCAAGTAAATTATGATATTTTAGATACACCTTTTTCGGGTACTGAAATTTATACTTATACTATTAATAAACAAGTTGGAGATGCTGAATTTGTGAGAGTTTTTTCAACTCCGCTAAGAGCTAATGATGACTTTAATTATAGAATAGGAAATACTAAAGAAATAATAAATATTTTTGGAAATAAACAAAGTATTACAAGTTGGTCTGACGAAATTTATACAAGAATTGAATCTTCTGGACAATATTATTTTTCTGGATATACGTGGAGAAATTATGTTAGCAATACTTTTAATGGTTCTTATCAAATTTCTGGTATGACCATCGGGGGAAGCACTCCAGATGCATCAACATTTACATTTACAACAACAGATGTGGGTGTGACTATGCTACCTAATACAATTTCAGCTGCTACTGATGGTATAAATACTGTGACAATCGATTATACTGGAACACTATATACTCAAGATTGGGTTAATGCTGTTTATAGTGCAACAAATTGGTCGAATCTTGGACTTTATGTAGTTGATGGTAGTCCAAATACAGGTATTACTGATTCATCATTTTCATTTAGCACTGTAACTCAAGCTATGCCAGATGTGACTTTGACTTTGACGAACATATATAATAATACAAATTTAGATTTAAGAATTGATAGAATATCGTCATCTCTTGTTGCTGAAACTGTTACTGAAGATTATGTAGGAACTTCAAGTGGACAAATATTTAATAGAACCTCTGGCTCAGATGGATATTTTGATTTTGGATTTTTAAATGGTGGCTATTATAGATTGGTAGCACAACCTTCACCTGCTTATGCTGCTTACGAACCTATAGACACTTATATAACTATTGATTCGGACCTTGGTTTAAATTTAATTTTTTATATAATTTGGGGAAATCAAACATTTACATTTGATAATTTATCTAATGAAACATTTTTGTAAAAAACTTTAGTAAACTATTTATTTAAAAAAAAAATGCCATACGAATTAATATTATCCACAGATACCCTAGATCAAGGAAGAATAAAAGTTAATAGTTTTGTTAACTCCACTACTGGTGTTTGGTCTTCTGATACTATAAATTATTCTATTTTTAGTAGAATAGGTGGTAGTAATTATAATTTTGCCTTTGGCAATTATGGTTTAGTTGTAGGTGTAAATAATTCTGCTGTTACAGGAGATTATAGTTGTTTAATAGGTGGTAAAACAAATTATACAAGAGCCTCATTTAATTTAATAGGAAATGGAGTAAACAATCAAATAAGAAATGCTTCTTCTACTTACAGTTCTATTTTAAATGGTTCAGCTAATCAAATAGGAATAACAACATTAAGTAAGTATAGTACAGTAATAAACGGAAAAACAAATAAAATATACGGAGGAAACTATAACATTGCTAATGGAAATGGCAATACAATATACGGAACAAGTAATTTAGTTTTTGGAGCTAATAATAAAATAAAAAAATCTGCAAGCAATCCATCAAGAAACTTTATAGTCGGAGATGGAAACGTAGTTTCTGGAAGTAGTACTGTAAGAGATAATCTTGTTATAGGTATAAATAATGTAGTTGTAAATACTTTACCCGGAGGTACTGCTACAGCAAGTTTCTCTAATTATAATTCAGTGGTTGGTGGAGATAATAGGATTTATAGAGGAGGAGCATCAACATTTCATGGTATTTTTTTGACGAATTTATATAATTCTTCGACACCTAAAAATGATATTCACATGTTTGGAAGAGGTTCAAATTCTTCAACTCCCCTAAGACCTGTTAATAGTTACTCCATGATAATGGGAACTAGTGCAACAAGAAGGATAAGAATTGAATTTGGAACATCTCCATCAAGTATAAATTTAATAGGCCCGGGAAGTTTTAACCAATCAGGTGCTGACTACGGAGAATTTTTTGAATGGGAAGATGGAAATCAAAATGATGAAAAAAGAGTTGGGTATTTTGTTGGTTTATCTAATGGAAAAATAAAAATATCTGACAATTTAAATACCATAGGTATTATTTCTACAACTACTGCATTCATAGGAGATTCTAATCAAGATTATTGGAATGAAATGCATTTGAAAGATGAATGGGGTAATGTACTTATAGAAAAGTATTATGAATATAATTTTGAAATAAACGGCGAAACAAAAACTGTTTTTTATGATGAAAATGAAATTTGTTATGAAAATATTCCTTGCCCAGAAAATACAAATAAAATTATTATAGATGGTTTAGATAAGAAAAATGGAATTTTTGTGAAAGAAAGAGAGCAAGAAATTTTCAATCCGAATTATAATCATTCAATAAATTACATTCCAAGAGACAAGAGAAAAGAGTGGGATGTTGTTGGTTTATTAGGAAAATTACGTGTCAGAACCTCAGAACAAATAACTGGGAATTTCGTTGATGTTGATACAAACACAGGAATGGCCAAAAACGGAACAACTTATCCTGTATTAAATAAATTTAAAGATTTTGATGGTAATTATGGTATTGTTCTTATATTTTTCAAATAATTTTTATTGATTATTTTTAAGTTCGTTTTATTTTAAATACTATTTATCTTGAGATATAGTATTTAATTAAAATGGTTGAACTTTTAGGACCAGAAGGTGTAAATTTTTTTGGAAGAAGAGGTGTAAATGCAGCAGATCCATTACACGATAAGGATGTTGTAAATTTACGTTCTTTAAGATATTATTTGGATGAATTTAGTGCAAGTACTGGAGGAAAGACCGGAACAGTAAGTATTTCAACACTAGGTAATGGTTTTCCTGTTTTTGCGGGAAGAACTGGTGTCACATATTATTTTAGAAGTTTTTCGGCAGGAACAAATTTAGGTATCTCAACCGGAAATGTAATAACATATTATTTACAACCAAATATTTCAGTAAGCGGATTAACTGCATCTACTATTCAAGTATCATCTTTAAGTGGAAATTGTAATGATATTGTAACTCTTGATTGTTTTGGCAATCTTACAACTAGTGCCAATACCACAGTTTTTTATACAAATTTATCTGCTGGTACAGCTATTGAGATAATAAGTGGATCAAACATAGTAACCATAAGACATACTCTTTGGGAAACTGGTAGAACAAATACAGGTGGTTATTCTAGTTATTTTATGCCTGTACAACTCCAACGAGGCAATCATATTACTGATGCAGATTGGGCTTTAGTGGCAGGTAGTGGAAATACAAATTATAGCAAATTTGGCAACATTTTAGGCGGTAGAAAAAACTTTCTATCATCTTCTACTTATTCTTTTATAGGTAATGGAACATATAATTCAGGATATACTTCACAATATTCTTTTATAGGAAATGGTTCTTTAAATTTTATATCGAATAACTCTAGATTTTCCTCTATATTAAACGGAACTGGAAATAGTGTATATGGATACTATTCAACAGTTGTTGGTGGTTATTCTAATTTATCTTCCGGATTTACCAGTTTTATAGGCGGTGGAGTTAATAACTATACAAACGGAAATTCTTCTTTAGTAGTTGGAGGTAATTCAAATTATTCTTATAGTAATTTTGCCTCTATAATTGGAGGTTCTGGAAATAGATCTTATGGAGGTTTTTCTTTAATAGGTAATGGTTTTTCTAATTCAGGCTTAAGTGCATACACAACTGTTGTTAATGGATCAAATAATTTAGCCAATGAAAGATTTTCAATTATAACAAATGGTTATAATAATATTTCAACAAAACCATATTCTTTTATAGGAAATGGTTTATATGGAAAAAATAACACCAGATTTGGTTCAATATTAAATGGAGCTTATAATTCTTTAAGTGCGTCTAGTGATTATGGTACAATAATTAATGGTAGCGGCAATACAATTGATGATGGTTATTTTAATACCATTATTCAGGGTACAGATAATTATATAAAAAATTCTTCAAAAAGCTCAATTAAAAATGGTTCTAGTAATTCTGCCCTTACTACAAATTTCTTTTCAATTTTAAATGGTAAAGAAAATTATGTAAAGTATTCTAATTATTCATCCATAGATAACGGAAAACAAAATAGAGGTTATGTAATTTATTATTCTTCAATAAAAAATGGTAATCAGAATTATATAGGTATATTTAACTATGCTGATATAATTAATGGATATAAAAATAAATTAAGCAGAGTATATCTATACAGTGGTATTGGTTTGCCAGAACACTCTAATATTTTAGCAGGTAAATTTAATTCTGGTTATTCAAGTTATTCAAACGTTATAAACGGTAGATATAATTTTGTAAAATCTAAGCAATCATTAATAGGAAGTGGTATTTACAATCAAATTGGTGATAAAGTTTATCATGATAAAACATTAAGATATTCATCCATATTAAATGGTTTGTATAATCAAATATTTAGTTTTTCTCCAACTTTAGATGAGTTAGTATATCCACCTAGTATAAATTTTCTTTTAACAACAAATGTAAATTCAACAATTTTAAATGGTATTCAAAATACTGCAACTAGTAGTTTCACAACAATATTAAATGGAACAAATAATTTAAATATAGGTGTAAATTCTTTAATTGGCAACGGTCATAAAAATAAAATATATGGAAGTTTCTATTCAATAATACAAAATGGTGTATATAATTTAATAAGTGGATCAAGTATTAATTGTTCTTTAGTTTTGAATTGTAATAAAAATAGTTATTTCAATTCAATTTTTAATGGATCAAACAACAGAATTTATTCAAATGATAAAAATCTAGAAACAAGATATAATTCAATTATTAATGGTAAGAATAATTACATTCCAACTGGAAATACTTATTATTCTACAATAATAAATGGTTTAAACAATAGTATATTTAAATCAGGATCTACTATCACCGGAGGCAAAAACATTTCTATTGCATTAACAGCAGATACAACTGCAGTACCATATTTAAGAATTACAAATATATACCAAGGTCCACCTACACCTTTTCAATTTTTAACCATTGACAATAATGGATATGTATTTAAAACAGGTATAACAATACCCGGTGGATACGGACTGACTTTTAACAATCTAGGTAATGCCGGATCTCCTGATGGAAATATTTACAGTAATCAAAACTTAGGGGTAGTATATTTAAGAACAATTTCTGCCGGTACCAATGTTCAAGTAATAAGATCACTTAACAATAATTATATTACAATAAATGTTACTGGTCAAACAGCACCTAACATCTCAGCTGGAACTGCAATAGAAATTGTAACAGGACTTACACTTAATGATACTTTTGGTATTAGACACACATTGTGGGAAAGCGGAAGAACAAGCACTAGCACATATGCTGCTGCAACCATGGCTGTACAATTACAAAAAGGAGACAATCAAGCTTCTTCTAATTTTGCACTTGTAGCAGGAAAATCAAACTCTGGATTATCACAATATTCTACTATCATAGGTGGATATCAGAATTTAATTGAAAGTGGTTCGAAATATTCATTTATAGGTTCAGGTATAAAAAATACAGGATCTAGTAATTGGTCAACGATAATTAATGGATCTGGAAACACAGCAAGCGGTTTAAGATCTTTCATAGGAAACGGAATTGAGAATTCTGCAAAAACAGTTACATCAATAATAATTAATGGTAGAGCAAATCTTGCTGATGGATTCAGAGCTTCAATTATCAATGGACAATACAATGTAGCAGATGGAGAACTTTCTATAATTAATCAAGGAATATATAACAACGCTAATTCTAAATATTCTTCAATAATAAATGGCTCAGGAAATACTGCTACGCAATTTTTATTTCCAACCATTGTTAATGGAAGAGATAATAAAGCATCTGGAAAACATTCTTTTATAGGAAATGGATATAACAATTACGTAGATAATTCTTATACATCAATTTTAAATGGTAATTCAAATACTGCGATTACACAATATGCCACAATTGTAAACGGTAAATACAATTCAGGAAAAACTAAATTTTTTATTATTGGTGGAGGATATAAAAATTCAACATTTGCAAGTTCCTATCTGACCAGAGGATATCAATTCATTGGAAATGGAAGTGGAAATACTGCCAAAGGAGGTTTTTCAACAATAGTAAATGGAAAAAACAATTCCACAAAAGATTTAACAAATTTTGCTTATTCTTTTATAGGTAATGGGGCTTACAACTATGTAAATTCTTATGATAATAATTCTTCATTTAGTACAATACTTAATGGTTCTGGAAATACAACAAAAGGAGCTTTCAATGTTATAACAAACGGACAAAATAATACGGCATTTACATCTAATGTAAATTTTGGATTTTCGTTTATAGGAAATGGACAAAATAATTTTTCAAATTTTGGTAGATTTAATTTCTTTGGAACTGGTAAATTTAATACAGCCGTAAATGGTTTCTATACTACTATAATTAATGGCGAATATAATTATATTGGAAATAGCAAATCGAAGTCAAGTATTTTTAATGGAACTGGCAACACAATTAAAACTGATTATTCAACTATCGATAATGGTAGAAATAACTTTATAATAAATGGTAATTTTTCATCAATAGTAAATGGTTCTGGAAATACAGCAAGTACTTCATATAGTTTAATTTTAAATGGTCAACACAATATAGCATACGGAGTATCAGCCTATGATTTTAATACTATTATAAATGGAAAACACAACAGAGCATCTAAATATTATAGTTTAATTGGAAGCGGAAGATTTAATACAGCTAATTCGCGTTTCTCTACTGTAATAAACGGTTCTGGAAACACAGTACATTATGGTAGAAAATATCATTTAATAGGTAATGGTCGTGGAAATTTCATAAGTGCAGGCCCATCAGTATCAACAATTTTAAATGGATATGATAATTTCATCAGACCAAATAATGCTGGTTTTTCATCTGAAAATTCAATTATTGGTGGATCTGGAAACACCGTTGGAACAAGATCAGGATTACCTCCAAATGTGTATAGTTTGGGTCATACTATATTGGGTGGCAGAAACAATCAAATAGCTGATTATAGACACAGTACAATATTAAATGGAATTAATAATTTAATAACTTTAAATAATGGTGGATATAATTTAATTGGTGGTGGTAAACAAAATACTATTTATCATGCTAGATTAACAAATAGCTTAGGATTTAATACAGTTTTAGCTGGTTGGTTAAACAGGGTAGGATTTTCTAGTCCTACACCATCTGGTACACGGTATGACACTAAGTTCTCTCAAGTATTAAATGGATATATAAACACAGCAAGAACTCAATTCACTACAATTATAAACGGCAGAGTTAATTTAGTAGGTAAAGATAGAGGTGTAATAGACTCTACTTATTCTGCAATTTTTAGTGGATCCGCAAATACAGTTTATGGAAGCACTTCTATTATTGGAAACGGTAAATCTAATTTAATATCCGGATCAACTTCAGCAATTCTAAATGGATTAACAAATGATATTTACTCAAATTATTCAGCAATTGTAAATGGTAAAATTAACAGAGTTATCAAAAATAACGCATTTAATTCTACTTATTCTGGCATTTTCAATGGTTCAGGAAATACTGTTTTTGGAGATTTATCATTTATTGGAAATGGTACATCTAATTTAATATCGGGATCAACTTCAGCAATTTTAAATGGTTTTACAAATGATGTCTACTCTAATTATTCATCCGTAATAAATGGAAAAATTAACAGAGTTATCAAAAACAATGCATTCAATTCAACTTATTCTGGCATTTTCAATGGATCAGGAAATACAGTTTATGGAAGTCAATCTTTTATTGGTAATGGTAGAAGCAATTTAATTTCAGGTGCAACATCTTTAATTGGAAATGGACAAGATAATGAAATTTTCTCTAGTTATTCAACAATTATAAATGGTTCTGGAAATACCACACATCGATTGACTACACAAAGTTCTATAATTGGTGGTATAAGTAATTATATAAGTGGGCAGAATACCACAAATATATTTGCATTAATAGGCCAAGGATTTTTGAATAGAATAATACCAACAAGAGGTGCTGGTTATAGTTTTCCATTCTCAATTTACCAACCTGAATTTGCAACCATTTTGAATGGTACTGGAAATACAAACAAAACAAAATTCAGTACAATACTAAATGGTAAGGATAATTATATTGAATCGAGAGGCGGTAACGGCAATATGCCAAAAACCGGTTATACAACCATTGTGAACGGAGTTGCAAATACAGCTATTACAAAACATGTATTTATAGGTACTGGAGTTGAAAATTATGCTGGTATTTTTGCAAATCAAGGAAATCAAGGCTATAATGTAATTGTTAATGGCGTTCAAAATAAAGTTGTTAGAAAATGGGGCTCTATCTTAAATGGTTTCAAAAACTCAGCAACAACTTTTTATTCTACAGTTATAAATGGAGAATATAATTTAGCTAATGGAATAAAAACTTTCATAGCTCAAGGGTCTGGAAATACAGCAGGCTTTAATACTTATGCAACTATAATAAACGGTAAAAATAATACAGCAAGTGGAATTGGTAGTTTTATAGGAAATGGTTCTGGAAACACAGCAATAAATACATATTCATCAACCATAAATGGTATAAGTAATAAAGCTACTGGAATAGGAAGTTTTATTGGAAATGGTCTTTCAAACACAACTCTAGGACAATATTCAGCGGTCGTTAATGGTCAAGAAAATATTACAAATGCAATTAGATCAGCAATTCTAAATGGTTCAGGAAATACTGTTAGTGCAGGTTCAACTAATTCATCAATAGTTGGAGGTTCTGCAAATATTATAAATTCAAATGTAACAAACGCAGTAATTTTAGGAAGCACTGGTCTTTCATTATCAAATCCTTCTTCATCATCAACTGGAAATGATAACAATCATACATATGTAGATTATCTTAGAATAAGGAACACACCAAACGGTGGAACAAAATTCCTTACCATAGATGCTAATGGATATGTTTATTCTTCAACAAGTGGAGGTGGTGGCGGTACATCAGGCTCTTCTGGTAGTTCCGGTGCAGCAGGTACATCAGGTTCCTCTGGTAGTTCAGGGAGTCGTGGTACATCTGGTTCTTCTGGTAGCTCTGGATCAAGTGGAACTTCTGGTACAAGTGGTACAGATAAGGGATTAATAGCTGCAAACTCTGGCTATATAAACAACCCTAATGCAAATAGATATTATGTAGGTAATTCAATAGATGGAGGCTGGAATGCTGTTCCTTGGGATTTACAAGCAGGAATTAATGCCCCAGCAACTTTAACTGATAATTCAGATTTCAATTGTGGTGTTCCTTTACCAAGAGATATTGGGACCTCTTATAAAATTAAAGTTTGTGGAATGGCTTATTCAAGAGGAGCTGTAGGTGTATCGAGAAATTTGACAGTTCAATTGTCTTACCTATTATGTTCCGACTTTGCTATAGATGCAAGATCAACAAAAGCAATAGCAGACAATGAAGCAACACCCGTAGGTTTTAATTCAACAAGTGGACATGCATGTTTTTCAGTAAGTGCAAATGCTCCGGTAGATTTATTAGCATGTGAAACATTTCTTTATGTGGGATTTCAAGTAGATAATACCTTGGGAAATACTTTAGAATTTTCTTATACAATTAGCTATGAACCTGCTTAAAAAAATAAATAAATACTAAAATGATAGACGCAACAACAGGACAAACAGTTTATGAAATAGTTCAATCGTTTGATACCAATAATAATCCGGTATCTGCTGCAACTTTTGATTTGAATTTCTATGTGAATGGCCAAATCTCAAACACAATAATACCTGATATAAATCTAATAAATCAGAGTGCTGCTACTTTTTCGGTAAGTTGGTCTTCTGACACTTATGGTTATCATCAATTTTATTTGAGAAATCAAACAACAAATGTTATGTATGTTTCAGAATTATACAATGTTAATTCTGGTGCAACTGTAAATTCTCAACCTATAGTATATGTAGGTTTATAATCATTCAATTTTTCTATAATAGCTCTATTTTTAATAATAGAGCTATTTATTTTAGATGACACCTCAAGAGATACAAGAATATATTAAATGTGCAAAAGATCCAGTTTATTTTCTAAATAACTATGGATATGTTTATGATATTAGAAAAAGCAAAGTAGATAAATTATCTTGTTTTGAGTATCAAGAGAATGTATTGAAAAATTACATAAAATATCAGAATAATATTATTCTAAAATCAAGACAATGTTTACCAGAAGATACTTTTATAAGTACACCAGATGGGCCAAAAAAAATAAGTGAAATAAACAAAGGAGATATAGTATATTCATTCAATTTAAATAAAAATAAATATGAATTAGATACGGTTTATGATCATTGGGAATGCGGAGAAATAGAATCTGTAAAAATAAAATTAAAAGATTCAAGAAATATTGTTGTTGGTGAAAATCACCCTTTTTTCATAAAAAATAAAAACAAATGGGTATCAGCAAAAGATTTAGAAATTGACGATGAAATTTTAGATCAAAAATTTCAATTTGGGGAAATTGAAGCTGATATAAATGAAATAAAATTGTTAGCTTATCTCATAACGGATGGAAGTACAATCAAACAAGTAAAATTTACAAACAACAATATTGATTATCTAAAAGAATTTGAAGAATCAATAAATTATATTTTTCCAGAATTAAGTTTAAGAAAAATACCAAAACTAAAAGGATTCGATTATTTACCTCATCAAAAGCATGGGGTTAATACCAAAAGTCCAATCATGGAATGGTGTGAAAATAAAAAAATAGCTGGAAAGAAAACAGAAAATAAAATATTACCTCAAGAAGTTTTTTATTGGAATAAGAATTCATTATCTATTTTATTAAATAGAATGTTTGCAGGAGATGGTTGGATAAGTATTTTAAAGAAAAAAACAAATAAAAGATTAGAAATAGGAATAGCTTCCCCAAGCAAGGAATTTTTAGAACAAGTAAAATTTTTATTAAAAAAATTTGATATTAAATGTAATATTTATGAAGTTAAAAATATGAAACTTCAAAAAAATCCTTTTTTTAAATTAAGAATAACTCACTCCAAAAGCATATCAAAATTTATTAATGATATAGGAATTTATAAAAAAATAAATTCAGAACACGTTTCAATTTCAAATTCAAGAAAACATGATGTAAAAGATCAATCAAAAGTTAGAAAAATAGAGAGAGTTGGAAAAATTAATTGTTATGACATTTCAGTAACTAAAAATGAAAACTACTTTATTGATGGTCTTTTAGTTCACAATACAGGACTTTCTGTAATCACAGCAGGCTTTGTAGTTTGGATGTTATTGTTCAAAATGGACCAAAGAATATTAATTGTTGCAAACGATGGTGCTGGAGCAATTCGTTTTTTAAGTACCGTTAAACAATATTTTCAATTTCTTCCTAAATTTTTATTTGATCCAGATACACAATCTGAAAAAGACAATGAAAAATTCTTTTCATTGAAAAATCCAGAAGGTAAAATATCATGGGTAAAAGCAGTTGCAAGTTCCAAAAATGCAGGTCGTGGAGAATCATTAACAATGTTGATATTGGATGAGACTGCGTTTATAGAGAATGCAGAAGATATTTGGATGGCTGCTGGTCTTGCTTTATCTGCAACACAAGGTAAATGTATCATGATAAGCACTCCACAAGGCACGGGGAACCTATATCATAGAACTTGGGTTGGAACAAAAAAGAGTGAAAATGATTTTATACCATTTGAAATACATTGGACTCAACATCCTGTTTATTGTAAAGAAATGGAGGAAAAAATTAATGATTATGGTCAAAAATATTGGACAAGTCCATGGTATGAAAAAGAATGTGAACGATTACAGTATGATAGGGTAAAAATCGCACAAGAGTTAGATTTGTCATTTGAGGGTTCAAGACAATTGGTTATTGAAAGTGCTATTATTGAAAAATACAAAAGATCTATTATAAACGAAAAACCAGAATTTTATTATGATTATACAAGGTCTGAAGAAAGATTTATCAATACAAAAACAAATTTTTGGGTTTGGAAAAAACCAGAATATGGAAAAAACTACATTGTGGGCGGAGACGTTGCAAGAGGCGATTCAAAAGACTTTTCAACATTACAAGTTTTTGACGCTGATACATGTGAACAAGTAGCAGAGTATCAAGGTAAAATTCCACCAGATGTATTTGGAAGCTTAATTGATAAAGTTGGACGTGATTATAATAATGCTTATTTGGTAATCGAATGTAATAGTTTTGGTTTAGCAACAACTTTGAATATAAAAAATAGTCTTAAATATCCAGAAGACAGAATTTATCATTCAAAATCAATAAAAGACATTATAAATCCGGTAGCAAAAGTTAAAATCAAAGAGAATGATGATATTCCCGGTATTCAAACAACTCAGGTAACAAGACCTTTAATTATAAGCAGTTTAAATTCTTATATGAGAGAAGGAAAGATTAAGATAAATTCAGTGAGATTACTGGAGGAATTTGATACTTTTATATATAATGGCAATAAACCAGAACATGCTGATGGATTTAATGATGATTTAATTTTTGCTTTGGGAGTATTACTTTTTGTAAGAGATACTGAATATTTCAAACATTTTGCCAGTAGAGATTTATACAAAGCTATGATTGGTGCGATTTCGAACCAAAAAACTGAAATCGGAGATAAAATAGATTTTGATTCCAAACCAACAGAGGGTATTATTTTGACGAGTCAAAACAGAAAATCAGACGATGATAATGATTTGAGCTGGTTGATGTCTGGATAAAAATCTATAATTATATGATTTGCTAATCAATTTAATTAATTTAAGAGATATTTATTATTATGGCAAACGAATTAGACCCAAAAAGTGTATTTTATGGTGTTATGAGGGCTTTAAGAGGTCGAAAAGACCCGATGAAGTCTTTGGAACAAAGTAAGGATATATTATCCAGTACTCCTCCGACACAATCCTCTGATATTAATTTTATTCAGCAAAAACAACAACAATATCTTGACATACAATCTGTTAAAATTGCTCAAGATTTATATTCAAGAACGTTGTTTTATGATTCAGACAGAATTACAGCATATAACGATTTTAGGTCCATGGATTTGTCTCCTGAAATCGCTGCTGCTTTAGATATAATCTCAGATGAAGTTTGCACTAGAAGTGAAAGGGGTCATGTAATAACAATATATTCTGATAATTTAAGAATAAAGAAAATTTTACAAGAATTATTTTATAATACATTAAATGCTGAATTTAATTTAAGTTTTTGGACAAGAGAATTATGTAAATACGGAGATTGTTTCTTGAAATTAGAAATTGATCAGGATCAAGGAATATACGATTGTATGATTTTACCAGTTGGTGAAATTCATAAAGAAGTTGGTTATGATGGAAATCCAAAATCGACAAGATACAAATGGGATATTAACAATATGTTTTTTGAGGAATGGCAAGTTGCTCACTTTTGTTTATTATTTGATGCTTCAAGATTGCCTTATGGTAGAAGTTTGTTAGATCCTGCAAGAAAACTTTGGAAACAATTACAGTTAGCAGAAGACGCTATGTTGGTTTATCGTTTATCCAGAGCACCTGAGAGGAGAATATTTTATATTGAAGTTGGGAACACAGATCCAAATGATGTTTATCAATTAATTGAGCAGGTAAAAAAGAATGTTAAAAAATCTCCTGTTGTTGATCCGAATAGTGGTCAAGTAAATTTAAAATACAATCCAATAACTTACGAAGAGGATTATTTCTTGCCAATAAGAGGGGATAAGAGTTCTAAAATTGAAACTTTACCCGGAGCATGTCTTGCTTTAGATACAAAAATTGAATTATTAGATGGAAGAAGCCTAGAACTAAAAGATATAATTTCTGAATTTGAAAATGGAAAACAACTTTGGTCATATTCAATTAATCCAGAAACAGGAGAAATAGTTCCCGGAAAAATAACTTGGGCTGGATTAACTAGAAAAAATACTGATGTAGTAAAAATAACATTAGATAATGGTGAAACAATTACCACAACACCTGATCACAAATTTCCAACTAAATTTAATGGAATTAAACAAGCAAAGGATTTGCAAATAGGTGAATCTATGTGGTCATTCAATAAAAAATTTCAAAAAATTAAAGGAGCTGGTAAAAAAAGAAAAAGAAACACTTATGAAATGGTGTTTGATCATAATTCAAATGAATGGATATATACACATAGATTAGTAGCTAATTATTTTAAAAATTTAAATGAACATGAAATATTTTCATATCTAAATGAATATTTTGATAGTGAAAAAAACACAATTCATCACAAAGACTTCAATAGATATAACAATTCACCCGAAAATTTATGTTTTATGAATCCGAAAGATCATTTTTATTATCACCAAGATAAAATTGATGAAATGTATAAATTTTTTGGAAATGAAATAACTGAATCATGGAAAAAAGAAAGAAAAAAGGGACTTGTAAAATATTTTGAAAACCTTAGCCCTGAAGAGCTTGATAAAAAAATAAAGACAGCGATAGATAACAGTTTAAAATCAAGAAAAAAATCAGCTTCTACTTTTAAAAGTAATCCAAAAAAAGATGAAATAATTAAAAGAACTTCTAATAAAGCAAAAATAACTAAAAACAAGTTAGAAAATAAAATTCGATACAGTCAAAACTCAAAAAAATTATGGGAAAATAAAGATTATGTAGAAAGTGTTATTGGTCCACAAAGGATTAAATATGATGAAAGAATGATCTCTATTTTATCTGATTTGATAAAAAATGGTTTTAATAAAACTCAGGATATTTTACCAATTATAAATGATTCAAACAATGAATTTTATAAAATTTTTAATGAGTTAAATTCAAATAATAAACAATTTTTAAAAAGCAAAGGAATCACACATAATAATTTAGATAAATTAGTAAAACATTTTGGATACAAAAATTGGAGAGAATTCAAAAATAGTGCTTATTGCTACAACCATAAAATTGTTTCAGTGGAATTTTTATCCGATAAACAAGATACAGGAACTATCACAATTGATGGCCCTGAACAATATCATAATTTTCACAATTTTGCTTTAACCGTAGGCATTTTTACACAAAATTCTAATTTAGATGCCATAGCCGATATAGAATATTTACAAAACAAATTATTTGCTGCAATCAAAGTTCCAAAAACATATTTGAACTATGCTGAATCTATGCCGGGAGGTTCAACTCTTTCTCAAGTTGATTTGAGATTTGCTAGAACTATAAACAGAATTCAAGAACAGATAGTTCTTGAATTAAGAAGAATAGCTAATGTACATTTATACTTTTTAGGATTTGAAGATGACTTAGATAATTTTACTTTGACTTTGACAAATCCATCAACACAGCTAGAGTTATTAAAACTCGAAACTTGGAAAGCAAGAATGGAAGTTTTCAAAGAATTATTCTCAAGTGATGCCACTGCTCCTGTTTCTTATTCTTGGGCAATGGAATATATTCTAGGTTTTTCAAAGTCAGAGATCAAACAAATTCTTAGACAAAAGAAAGTTGAAAAGAAAATGTTTTCTGAGATTGAGAGAGCAAATGATGAATATATGGATACTGGTATATTCAAAGATTTGGATGAAAAATTTAGAAAACCAGATTTTGATGCTGGTGATGGTGGTTCAACACCTGAAGGTGGATCTGAATCATCAGGGGGAGAAGAGTCCAGTGGAGGTTTTGGAGGTTCTAGCGTATTAGGTGGTCTTGGAGGTGGTGCAGAAGCAACACCAGAAGCAACCCCTGAATTAGGAGGAGCTGAAGCAGCACCGGAAGCAGGTGGAACTGAACCAGCAGCAGGCGGAGCAGAAGCTGAAGCTGGTGCCCCTTTAACTGAAAATAAATTAATTGTTGAAAATAGAAAATTTGATATCCAAACAAGAAAAATGATGAAAAGCATAGACTCATATTTGAATAAGATCAAGGATGAGAATAGTGATTCTGAATAAATTATATGATACCACAATTTAACGATAATAATAATATTGATGAGAATTTTCAAAAATTAAAATTCTTAATTCAACAAACTGAACAAGATTTATATAAATTTATTGGACCTACTAGAAACAGAAAAGCTGGAAGAAGGGCAAGAAAAAAACTAATTAGATTAAAAGAATTAGCTCACAAAGTAAGTATTGGGATTATGCATCAAGGTCAAGAATTTGATTCTGAATATTAATTTACTTTGTTATTTTATTTTCATATTTTTATTTTATAAAATATAGAAAAAATGTCTGATAACAATTTTATTAGCAAGTCTAATCTTATTCCGCAAGAAGAAAATAACAATAGAGAAAACAATGATGAACCTTCAACCTATTTATGCATAGGTAATGAACAAGATGGTCAACTAGAGATTGATCTTGTTCAATTCAGGGAAAAAAATGTTTCTATGAGATATTTGTCTTTAACATTTAGTGGTGTTAATCATAAAACCGGTCAAATACAAAGTGCATTCATAAACATAGATAATGAGGAAGCCTTTGAAACAATAAAGAATTTTTTTAATCAACTTGACTGGAATAGTTAATTATTTTTTTTATGAAAT